ATGTACGAAAAGGCCATTGAAAGCCGCGCTGATCGTCTTGCTGAGGAAATATTGGAACTGGCGGATGAAACCATGCCAGCGCACTTGGAAGGCGCCATGGCGTCTGCTTGGGTGCAGCAAAAGCGTTTGCAAGTGGATACGAGGAAGTGGGTGGCTGCAAAGCTCAAGCCAAAGGTCTACGGGGATCGAATCGATGTCTCGGTGACCGATACCCGCATCAGCGTCTCCGATGCGCTTAAAGAGGCCAAGCAGCGCGTTCTGACCGATGAGAGCAATATCGTTGATGTGGCGGTCAAAGAGATGGTGGGCAAGGAATAGGCAAGGTTATGCGCTTTGCGCATAGATTCTGCGGAACTACGCGCATGCGCACCCAATCGGTGCATGTCAGGGTTAACCCTAGCAAAAGCCCCGTCTGATGTTCTACAGTGTCCATTATGTTAAGTCGGCAGTGAGTTACGCACAAGTTATACAGAGCTGAGTCGCCGAAATGCCAGTTATTCACAGGGCAAGGCGCATAACTGGCCGCTAGCCCTGTGCATAACCCCGAAAACGGCCTAAGTAAACGCCCACTTACAAAAGAGGGGGGCGGGTAGGGCCGAGCGCCGAGGGGTCACGGTGACCGTGCCCCCACGAACATTTTTATTTTATTTTTTAGAAATATCATTTACCATCGAGCTATGCTGATTAAGCGAAGACAAAGGGCGGCGCTATGATATTTAACTACGGTGGTGCGGCTTCGCCTATTGACCCGACTCGGATGGCGATAGGCCAGCACAATTACAGCTACTCGCCGCAGAAAGACCAACAACAGCAACCCCAAGCGCTACAACAGTTGGGTATGCAGCAACAGCCCTATCAGCAGCCGTACCAGCAAGAACCCCAGGCGTTGCAACAATTGTCGTACCAACAGCCCTACCAGCAAGAACAGCAAGAGCAGCCCCAGCCCCAAGCGTTGCAACAGATGGGCATGCGGCAACAGTCGTACCAGCCCCTGCCACAAATGCCAACGATGTCGCCGTTTTTGCAACAGTTCAGGACGCAGCAGCGCCCGTACCAATCGCCATTTCAACAACAGTCAGGGCAGATGGGCAATCAATCTAATTCGGCGTACAGCTATAGCAACAATAGCCAGCTAAACAATTTAGCCCCGTTAAACATGAACGCTTTGAACTTTAGCTACTGAAAACAATACATGCCAATAAACAACGCACTCACCCCTGAAGGCCAGAACGCGCTAGGTGCTGCGTTTGGGTACTACCCGCAGTTGAGGCGCAACCGCACCATCCAAGACCCGAGACTGGCCGCTGAGATGCCGTTGCAGTTTTTGAGGGGTAGGTTGGCAGCTACGCTGGGATTGCCATCGGATGTGGCGAACCTAGTGCGTAGCCCCATGCCAATGGAGATGTACGGTGATTTTGATTACGGCCCCCAGACGCAAGTGCCGTATGGCTCGCAAGAGTTGCTCAGGACTTTGCCACTACCCCCACAAGGCCCAGCGCAGTCAGCAGCGGTTAATGTTGGTGCGGTTATCCCGCTAACGCCGATGGAGGCATTGCAAGCTGCAAGGGCGGCTAGGCAGGCTGCACTGGCGGGGGGACGCACCTTTGGCCCAACAGTAGCAAGGATGTCTGAGGGGTACTTGCAGAGGCAGGGGTTGATGCCTGGTGTGCTACCGGCTGAGGGGCGTAGCAGCATTGGTGCGTTTGACCCGAGGTATGACCCGAGGGTTCTAGAGCAAGCCAGAATGCAGGCGATGACTCGTGACATTCGGTTAGACCCAAATGTGCAAAATGCGCCGACTGTTTCACTGGCTGATTTTGAGGGCAGGCCATTTATTACCAGCATGGCTGATAGGACGGCGGCGGGTGGCAAGCTGGTGGGGATTGATGATGTCGCGTTTAATCGGCCAGTGGAGATGCTTGGCGGTCAAGATTTTATGTTTCGCAATCCTGGTCTGGTGTGGTCATCTGGCAATGCGCCAGCAAAGGGATTGATGAAATATGCTGATGAAATTAAAAAAGTTACTGGGCAAGACCCGTTGTATATGCCTTATCGCATGGCGCCGACTGGCGGTGATTTTGCACAAATGACTGGCGAAACCATGTTGTCCTACGCTGACGCGGCTATGGGCAAAATGCAAAAGAAAAATTTTGACAGGTCAATTAAAAAATTTATTCCTGACTGGGCTGGCGTGTCTGACCCTGCAAGTGTGGCGCAGTTTAGGGCTGCACCAGACAGCAAGCGCAAGGCCATCAAGGCAATGATGGACAGGGATTTTCGTGATGAGGGCGGGTTAAATATTGGCAGCGCTAGGTTGGCGGTGTCTGACCCAGCGCAAATGGCCGCGCAAGAGGGCGGCATTCAAAATGTAGGCAAGATATTTGCAGGCCGTCCAATACTTAAATCAAGTCACCCAGCTTATCCGGGCGGGGTGCAGGGCGAAGGCATTGGCACATTAGCCGAAGACCACAATATTTTTGAATTGCTGCCAGGTGTTGTCAAGGCTCGTGGCATTCCTGACCCCAAAAATCCAAGGCCATCGGATTTGCGGGCAATGCAAATGCACCCTTACGCTGGCATTGTCACCAACGAGTTGCTTAAGCGTCTTGGTTACTGAACAAGAACTTTGGATCAAAAGTGCTTGCTAGCTTTTCACTGTACCGATCAGCCAAAAATGCTTTGACTGATTCTTCTGTCACAGACTGCACGCCGGTAACAACGCAGCGCGTTTCATGTAGGCCAAGCGCTTCAAGCATCTTGGCGGGCATTTTGATGTCGGTGTTGACGATGGGTGATAGTGTCATTCCTACATTTTACCAAAACGCCAAATAAATGCAAACCACAATCTACAAGCCCGAAGACGAGCAAGAGCTGATGTCCACGCTGTGGTCACCAGCGTTAGCTGATGATCCAGAGGCGTTTGTGTTGTTTGCGTTTCCTTGGGGCAAGGAGAATACGCCGCTGGCGAACTTCAAGGGGCCGAGGAAGTGGCAGCGGGAGGTGCTGCGGGAGATCACCGCCCACATCAAGCGTCAAAAGGGGCTGGTGGATTTTGAGACGCTCAGACATGCGGTGAGTTCTGGGCGGGGTATTGGCAAGTCTGCGCTGGTGTCTTGGCTTACGATCTGGATGCTGTCTACGCGGATTGGCTCAACCACGATTATTTCGGCCAACAGCGAGTCGCAGCTTAGGGCGGTGACATGGGCCGAGATCACCAAGTGGTTGGCGATGAGTATCAATAGCCATTGGTTTGAGGTGAGCGCTACGAAGGTAGCTCCGGCCAATTGGTTGACGGAGTTAGTGGAAAAGGACTTGCGTAAGGGCACGCGGTATTGGGCGGTGGAGGGTAGGCTCTGGTCTGCTGAGAATCCTGACTCGTATGCTGGCGTACACAATCACGATGGTGTGATGGTAATTTTTGACGAGGCGTCAGGTATTGACGACTCGATCTGGGCGGTGACGGCGGGCTTTTTTACCGAGAACACGCCGAATAGGTTGTGGCTGGCGTTTTCCAACCCGCGGCGCAATACGGGGTACTTTTACGAGTGCTTTAATTCCAAGCGGGATTTCTGGACGAATAAGGTGGTGGACGCCCGCACGGTTGAGGGGACGGACAAGGCGGTTTACCAGAATATCATTGATGAGTATGGGCCGGAAAGTTCTCAGTCGCACGTTGAGGTGTACGGCCAATTCCCGTCTGAGGGCGATGACCAGTTTATCCCTGCGGATGTGGTGGATGTGGCGATGAAGCGTGAGAAGTACAAGGATCAGTCTGCGCCAATTATTATTGGGGTTGACCCTGCGCGGTTTGGTGCTGATGCTACGGTGATTGCGGTGCGGCAGGGGCGGGACATTGTGCGGATTGACCGGCATCGGGGGGACGATACTATGACGGTGGTGGGTCACATCATTGAGGCGATTGATGAGTTCAAACCTGCGATGGTCGTGATTGACGAGGGCGGGCTGGGCGCGGGTATTGTTGACAGGCTCAAAGAGCAGCGCTACAAGATCAAGGGCATAAACTTTGGCAACAAGGCCAAAAACCCGATAATGTATGGCAATATGCGGGCACAGATGTGGGGTGATATGCGGGAGTGGCTGAAGACGGCTAGTATTCCAAACGACAGGTTCTTGAAGACGGACTTAATTTCGCCTATGATGAAGCCTGATTCACGTGGAACAATCTTTTTGGAGTCGAAAAAAGACATGAAATCACGCGGTTTAGCCTCACCGGATGCTGCTGACGCTATTTGCGTGACTTTTGCGTTTCCCGTGGCCCATCGGGGCGAGTACAATGCGCGAACAACTACCCGCCGGTCTTACTCGGACGCTGCGGCCAATACATCTTGGATGGGAAGCTAGATGGCAACGAAAAAAAGTGTTTCTTTGTCTGTCGGACGCGGTGAAAAACTGCCCGTATCTAAGGGCGCTGGCCTGACCGAAAAGGGGCGTGCGAAATACAACGCTGCAACTGGCTCGAACCTCAAGGCGCCAGCCCCAAACCCTAAGACCAAGGCAGACCAAGGCCGCAAGGATTCATTTTGTGCAAGAATGGGCGCCGTAGCAGCCAACGCCAAAGACGGCGAACGCGCTAAAGCAGCCCTTAAACGATGGAAGTGCTAATCATGGCGACAAAACCCGGTCTTTACGCAAATATTCACGCAAAACA